GGAATGTTGACGGAATACAAGCGAAAGCGCATCAGATCTATTCCATGACAGAAGAAAGAGAATGGGTGGAGGTGCAGAAATGAAACGAAAAGCGATTGAGTGTGTTGCACCGAAGAAACCGGCAGGAAAAGGACTCACAGCCACGCTACAGGAGTTGGGGGAAATCCTGATCCTAAATATCTATCAGGCGAAGGAACTGTTGGTGCGGTACTGTATCAACTGTGAGACAGGGGAACATGAGTACTGGAAAGAGCAACATGGGTGGAGAAAAGGTGGCATCCTAAATGCACTGAACGAGGACTGGCGAGACTGGGGATGGAGAACATATGACGATTATCCGAAACTGCAGGAGAAAGACGCAAACAGGATCAAAGAATTGATTAGACACAGAGCGTGGAACAACAGCCCGTGGGAGAGAATCAACGGATTGGAACATAGCTATAACAGAGAGATCAGGGAAAGATGTGAAACAAACCGGAAAATAAAACTCATGAACCTGATGAGAAAAGTTCCAGGTCGTCCGAAGAATCTAAGAGAATGGTTCTTTGAACAGGCAGCAGGAGAGGATTACATGTTCCGGAACAGGGAAACGAAAGAATTTGCCTGCACGAACTGTGGGGAATCCAGCTGGCCGGAAGAAATCAAGCGGCAGGACGGAGAAAAGAAGATCCGGCACAATGACATGGTATTCTGTCCTTCCTGTGGAAAACTAGTGCAGGCAAAGACAAGAACAGACCATATCGAACAGAAATGGAAGAGCTGCTATCTCATCCAGCCGGTAGATGAAGATACAAGCGTGCTTCGGATCATAGAAGCAAAGGTCGGATGGGACAATGGAAGACATTATGTAGAGCTTGGAGATGAAATCAGAATCTTATTGTACAAGGTCTACTCCAACAGAAAATTGAAGAAGACATACATGATCTATTACGAGGACTCCTGGGATGGATGGACAAAAGGAAACCGGAAAAACCTAAGAGCAAGAGAAGGATACTTGTATCCGGAAGAATTTGGCCAGATATTAGACGGAACCACTTACAGCGAAGCAACAAGAGCCCTGGAGTATTTATCGAAGACGGGAATGGAACTGAACTACAACAGACTTGTGGCAGGAACAGGACAGATGAAAGGATATGCACAGAAGATCGAGTACCTGGCAAAAGGACGCTTTTGGAATCTGCTGAGAGATACGATCGGCTGTACAGACTATCCGGGATATCCGACACAATACTATGGACCACTGGACATGAGAGAGGAAAGCATTGAGGGAATGTTCAGAATCCAAGACCGTCAGAAGATCAACCGGATCCGTGACGAACATGGCGGTAACAGAATGGTACGCTGGATGCAGTATTCGGATGAGATAGGACAGAAGATCTCAAAAGAGACGGTGCAGTGGATGATAAAGAATGAGATAGAACCGAGCGACATCCGGGAACTGGAAAAATATATGAGTCCACAGAAAATCATGAACTACATCGAAAGGCAGAAAAAAGAACAATGTGCAGGAATGACGGCAGGAGCTGTTCTTGAAGAATATAAAGACTATCTCAGTATGTGTGAAGCGTGTTGCAAAAATATGGCTGACGAGATGGTCTATCGTCCAAGAGAACTAAAACGCAGGTATGATGAAGTCGTTGTAGACCGGCAGCAGATACAGATCTTGAAAGAACTGGAAAACAATGCAGAGGGAAAAGAAGCCTACGCACAGGAAATGCGGCAGAAGTTTCCGGAAGCAGAAGAGATCCTGAAAGAGATCAAGAGCCGATATGAGTACGAAGATGAAGAGTATAAGATCATTGTACCGAACACGTTAGTGGATATCGTGAAAGAAGGACGTGCGCTGCATCATTGTGCCGGCAGCAGTGAACGATATTTTGACAGGATCGAGAGCAGAGAGACATATATCTGTTTTCTGCGAAGACAGGAAGCACCGCGAATCCCGTTTTACACGATCGAAGTAGAGCCGGGAGGCACAATCAGACAGCACAGAAGCTATTATGACGAAGAACCGGGAATCGAGGAAATCCGGGTATTCCTGAAAGAATGGCAGAAGGCAATCAGGAAACGTCTGACAGAGGAAGATAAGAAGTTGGCAAAGATCAGCAAGATCAAGAGAGAAGCCAATATTGCAGAGCTGGAAGAGAAAAAGAATATAAGAGTCCTTCAGGGATTAGCGGAAGATTTCCTTGAAGCAGAAGAGATAGAAAAAGAACTGGAGGCGGTTTGATGGAATTAGTACAGTACCAGGATTATGAGGAATACAAAAAGGCAATGAATACCGTTCTGAACAGAACAGTGGAAGATTTTGTTATGACAGGATATTTGCTGAAACAGGGAAGAGATACGGATATCTTAAAGAATTCAGGATACAACAGTGTAAACGAATTCGCCTGGGCGGAATACAAGCTTGAAGCTACACAGGTATCAAGATATATCAGAATCAATGACAGATTCTCGGAGGGCGGTTACTCTCCGAGACTGCAGGAGCATTACAAAGGATTTGGCTATGCGAAGCTGGCACTAATGCTGACGCTTCCGGAAAGCGTAGCAGAAGAGCTGACACCGGCATATAGCAAGTCAGAGATCCAGGCAGTCAAAGAAGAGATAGAAAGCGAAGAGAAGATCACAGATATCGAAGTCATTTTGGAAGGCGAGAAAGAAGAACAGAAAGAACTCGACAATCTGGAAAAGGCAATCCATCAGATCTGCATGGATGAACCGGAACTGTATCTAAAACTGCATGAGGCAGTCAGAACAAGCATAGGAACAGGACGGATCAAAGAGGTGTTAGCACCGGACGGGGATAAACTTTACAGCGTAAGACCACAAGGCTGCGGAAGAATTATGCTCTATCTAAACGATGAGAAAGACGAGGTCATACTGCAGGTTGTAAGACAAGGATTGAAAGAGAAATACGCTTGGGAGAATATTTTAAGCTATCTCGTCCTGATCACAGAAGAGGAAGACGCAAAACAGAACTGGGAGGAACTCTACGGACAGAAATATCCGGAAAAAGAACAGATTGCACCAGTGCAACCGAAGAAAGAGAAAAGAAAAGAGTCAAAGGTAGTAAAGGCGAAGCCGCCAAAACCAAAAAAACCGGAGAAACAGGAGACGGAGAAACCGCTAGAACTTCCAAACGACATTCCGGGACAGACAGAGATCGAGAAAGATTTTCCGGAAATGCTTCCGGAAGCAGGGGGGACACCGGAAATACGGAGCGATTTTATCAGAGCGGGACAGCACGAAGAGAAAAATTGCACCAGTGCAATGCCGGAATCTGTGGAGATTGTGGAAAAACCTGTGGATAATTCAGAGCAGATGGAAGAAAATGCGAGAAATACAGAAGCGGGAGCCAATTCAGAACCGGTGGATAAGTCCAAAGAAGAACAGAGTCCGGCTGGCAGCAGATGGGAATACATGAAGACAATGGAATCATACAAGATGGCACTGTATATGGCAGCATCCGTGAATGAGATGCCTCACATGATGCTGAACTCAGCAGAGTATTGGAAGAAATGGTTAGAAACAGAGGTAGATGAAAATGGAGATGAAATCGGTAAAAAATAAGGTGATTATATTATGAGCATCGATTATTCAGATATGGCATTTCCAAAATTAGCTTGCAAGAAAAAAAGGAAATCGCATAAAAAGAGCATCCTCAAGAGTAGAAAGGGAGTCTGCTATCTCTGTTCGATACTCTATGGCGATTCTTCCAAGCAATATACAGAAGAACATCACATCATGTTCGGATCCGGCCAGCGTGAACTATCTGAGGCAGATGGACTCAAAGTAAATCTGTGCCGGGATCATCACAAAGAAGGACCAGAAGCAGTCCACAATAACCGAGAAATGCGGGAACTGCTCTGCAGAATAGCACAGACAGAATATGAGCAGACACATACGAGAGAAGAGTGGATGGCGAGATATAAGAAAAATTATCTATAGTTACCTCCGCTGAATGGCGTGGAGATAAAAGTATGTCACAATACTGCAACATGATAACAAAGACTTCCTCCCTGGATGCGGCAGGGAGGAGAAAGGAGCAGATAAGTGCCAAAAAGACAGAGATCAACAGCTTGGAAAAGCGAGCTGGCTGAAATAAATGCAAAAGCAAGACAAGAAGGAATGAGTTATGGACAGTACGTGGGATTAATGTACTGCGAAGAAAGAGACGAGATGGAAAGAAGGAGAAGATATGACAGAAAAAGACGCGAAAGATTTGGTTGATTGGCTGGATCAGGCAGAAGCAGAAACAAAAGCAACAATTGCAGAACATGAAAGAATTGATCCATTTTATGACGGAGTGCTTTCAACGGTCCAGACAGTCCGTGAATATATCAAGAAAATGCGTAAGGTGGATGAAGCGGAAGGAGAGAAACAGATGAAAGAGATTATAACAGATAGCAAGTTTGAGTATATCGAAGAAATTAAGCCGTTTTTCTGGTGGACAGGAAGTTTAAGCATAGAGCAGGCAATCACACACTTGACAAAGCGGTACGATGAAGAGGAAGCACACAATCTGTTGGATGAAAAGTTGGAATTTGTATCTGACTACATGAGAAATAATCACGGAGCTGTCGAGCAGTACGGAATCTACCTCATTCCGGAATTTATGCTTGGGTATGATGACATAGAGATTGTGATTGTAGCGGCATCAGAAAACGAGAGGGCTACGGTGGTATTCTCGGATATTCCGGTAGTTAAGCGAGGAAAAAGAGATGAAGAATAAATATTCTAAAAAGCAATTAGAAGAATTGTATAACTGCGAGATTTTCAAAGATACTGGTCTTGATAGCTGTACAAAGTTTTGGGTAGCGCAAGGTTTACCATTCACGGAAGATGGTGAAGATATATTGTTTACATACGCTGACGGATGGAATTTAAATGAGCTGCATGAAAATATCAGAGAAGAAATCAGAAAAAGTGTAATTGTGTTTGAAGGAGAAGAATGACAAGAGAAGAGAAAGAGGATCAAGCACAGCTTGAGTGGCTGCGGAAATGGAAAGAACGACGGAAGGAAAAAAGAGACGTGAGAAAAAAGTCACTGTTTTATAAGATTCTAAGGAAAATTGGAATTATAAAGGACTATGAGGAAGACATAAGAACAAGAATGGAGATGTGCGAAAGAGCAATAAAAGCAAATGTATGTCCTGAAGATTGTGATATTTGCGCATGGGATGTGAAAGGAGGGATTGATTACAATGGTTATATTACGACCAGTAGGAACAATAGGAAACCGTCTGAAGTATCTAAGAAAAATCAGAGGACTGACAAGAGAAGAGGCAGCAGTCAAGTTAGACATGAAGGAGGAAAGACTACAAGATCTTGAAACAGGAAGGAAAGGGCTGACGCTAGGAGAAGCAATCAAATATGCAGATACATATAATGTGTCCATAGATTATATAGCAGGGAGAAAGAAAGTTGAATATTGAAGATGCAATCAGAATCATTAAGGGGTTGGATACATCCAACAGCGAAGAAAACATCGAAGCAAAGAAAATGGCAGTTAAAGCATTAGAGAAGCAGAGACAAAAGAAGATCGAAACATGGAACGGACAAGCATCATGCCCATGCTGCAAGAAACTATTTGGAGAAATGAAGACAATCAGAAATCTTACTACGTGGGAAATGCCATACTGCAAATTTTGTGGGCAGGATCTTGATTGGAGTGATGAACAGTGAAAAGAAGTACAGACACACGCTGGAGTCCTGCGGAAATCCAGCAGAACCAAAAAGAACATTATGCTGATATGGCAGAACATCCGCCGGATCGGAAGGCAAGCGAGAAGTTTCACCGGCCGGCATACCAGGCAGGAAAGCTGATCAAAGCGCAGGGGCAGCAGTTGTGGCATGGAGATGTAGCAGAATACTTGGCGAGAAAGTACAAGATAGGAGATGATACCATTGGAGACAATGACGAAGGAAAGGCTGGAAGCATACCGGAATAATAAGACAGAGATATTATCCTTGGACTATATTCTTAATAACAGGTGGCAATCAGAAACCATGTTGGGAAATGATGTGATCTTAGATTACAGTAAGGGATATCCAATACCGCAGAGCATAGTTGGTTTTGACCAAGAAAAATATGAGCGGTTACAAGAACGTGATTTAAAGAGAAAAGAACGTCTGGAAAAGGAATGTGAAGAGGTAGAGCATTATGTTGAAGGAATCAAAGATGCGCAGCTACACAACATCTTCAGGATGTATTATATTGATGGTGTCAATGCAGTGAATCAGGCAGAGGTAGCGAAGATGATTCATCTTGAGAGAAGTACGATAAGTAAGAAAATCGACAGATATCTTCAACTTTCACACAAATCACACGAATCACATATATAATAATACTTGAGCCAAAGGCTAAATTCCTGCGGCTCGTCCTCTCTTTATATAAAACCCAAGAAGCACCTGCATGATAATGTGTGGGTGTTTTTCTGTTGTATAATGTCGAGATTTGGGATATTATGGAAATAGGTTTTAAGTATACGGAGGAAGAAAAGATGGACGACAAGAAAAGGGTGACGATAAGATTTCAATATTATCAGTTATGTGCATTTGATGGAAATGACTACACAGAAAATCTATATGATCTTACAGGATGGCTAAAAAAAGTATTTGGTCTTTCCTTAAAAGATAGAATTCGTGAGACTTCAGGAATAGAAGGAAGATTAGAGAATGCAAAGGTAATTTCAAACGATACGATATATGCGTTAAATTTTATGAGACTTGATGTATTGAGTAACACATATATTGTTAAACCAGACAAAAAGGCTAAACATGTAGATTTGGAAGAAAACGAATATATTGGAAAAAATACGGTTGCGCTTTATGATCCTAAATATTCGATTTTAATGTTGCAATGCAATAGGGGAAGTTATGGTGCATCAGGAATAGAAAAATATATTAATTCATTCAATGAAAGCGAGGATCTGTGTTATATTAGACCGATATCCTATGAATTGCCTGAAAAGGTTTTAAATAATGCTCCAGCATTAAAGCTTGATATACGTTTTGCGAATACGAGACAATTTAGACCTAAAAATTCAAAACTGTTTAATAAAGTAATTGATGCATGCAACCAAATAGAATGTTATACAGCGCATTTGGAATTCGGACTTGGATATAATAGAGGGAAAGAACTAGAAAAGGAGACAATAATTGAAGTTGTAAAGGATGTGAGAGCATCAGAAAATAAAGATGCTATTTCAGCAGCTAGACTTACATTGTCGGAGGATCAAAAATCGAGTGTGTTCGATTTAATAGACAATATATATGATGATAAAATTGATTTTACCGTTCCAGCTCGAGGTGAATTAGGTTTTGAAACAATGATAGATAGCATGATGGATAAATATGACAAGAAAGGTAGCAGAGCAGCAATTTATTCTATTTTAAGAGAGTAGGGTTGGTGTCAATGAACAGAATAAAAGAGTATATCAAGAATGGAATATTGGAAAAGTGGCACTTCATACTATCAGTAGTGTTTACACTAATAGTATGGATTTTATTCAAAAAATGCAAAATACATTTTTGGGAAGCGCATTATTATAATGATATGCTAACTGCATTAATTACTTTTGTTTCAATTGTTATCAGTATATTTGGAATTTTGATTCCGACCGTATTTACAGGAAACAGTGGCATGATTAATTATTTTAAGAAGAATGCAGATATTTCATATTTTAGGAAAAGCATAAAAACTGTCATAGTTAGTGGGTTTGGAAGTATAGGATGTATTTGTTTTATGTATTTGTATGATAAGGTTCCAATGAATGTATTTAGAGTAGATTGCATATTGGGACTGTTTTTCTTATTAGCTTTCATGTTGGGGTCGTATAAGTATCTTAGCATAATGTTGAGATTACTAGTTGAAGATAAGGAGCAATATACAGGAAAAGAATATAAAAAACAAAGCAGTGAACGAGATAGACACGAGTTGAATGATATGTTAAAAAAGCAGAATGACCAATGATTCTTTAGGCACCCTTCGGGGTGCTTTTCTAATGCAAAAATTAGGACTATTAGTTCAGCAGGTTAGAAGTTGATAGGAAGGAGTGTTGCAGGATGGCAAGAAAGCTGACTGATAAACAGAAGAAATTTGTTGAAGAATACCTGATTGACCTGAATGCAACACAGGCTTGCATCAGGGCAGGTTATTCACCTAAAACAGCAATGGAACAAGGCTATCAATTACTTCAGAAAACTTCAGTTCAAGAAGCTATTGCTGAACGCATGGCAGCAAGGTCGAGAAGAACTGGAGTGAATCAAGATAGGGTTGTATTAGAGCTTGCGAAAATCGCATTTGTCCGAATGCCAGACGTTGTTGACAGTAACGGGAGAATCAAACAGGATGCATCTGCTGACGATCTGTCTTGTATAGAATCAATCAAATATAAGAAATCTGATAATGAATTTGGAGGAAGTGTTGAAAGAGAAGTCAAGATTGCTTCCAAGATAAAAGCCCTTGAACTGCTTGGTAAACATTTAGGTATGTGGAATGATAAGTTAGATGTGAATGTGACGGCCCCTATTGTTATTTCAGGAGAAGATGCACTTGAGGACTAAATACAGGCAGCCATCAAGTCAATATGTATTTGGTTATCAGAAGTTCATTCTGATGCCGGAAGATTACAAGGCTACAAAGTCCGGTAAGGTTAATGTGAAATTACCGGAAGTAGTCGGTAAGGGTTACGGTACATTTTGGCGGTGGAAAGGTAGATACAGGGCAGTCAAAGGTTCACGTGCATCTAAGAAGTCAAAGACTACAGCATTATGGTACATCACCAATATGATGAAGTACCCTGATGCGAACACCTTAGTTGTTAGAAAAACTTACAGAACACTAAAGGATTCCTGTTTTACTGAATTGAAATGGGCTATACATCGACTTGGTGTTGATGCTTTTTGGGATATAAAAGAATCACCACTTGAAATGACGTATAAGCCAACAGGTCAAAAGATTTATTTCAGAGGACTGGATGACCCACTGAAAGTAACATCAATCACTGTTGATCAGGGTGTATTGTGTTGGATGTGGATTGAAGAAGCATATGAAATTAGTTCAGAGGATGATTTCAATATGCTTGATGAATCTATTCGTGGTGCAATCCCGGAAGGTTCAGACCTGTTCAAACAGATCACCGTAACATTCAACCCTTGGAATGAACACCATTGGTTGAAGAAAAGGTTTTTTGATAACCCTGATGATGAAACACTTGCACTTACCACCAATTACAAGTGCAATGAATGGTTAGATAAAGCCGATCTTAAGGTTTTTGAAACCATGCGAAAGCAGAACCCAAGACGTTACGCAGTGGCAGGTCTTGGGGACTGGGGTATTGTTGACGGTCTTGTTTATGAGAATTGGAGAGAAGAAGCCTTTACACTGGAACAGATCAGACAGCAATATAGTATTGATTCAGCATTTGGTCTTGACTTTGGTTATACAAATGACCCATCTGCATTGTTTTGTGGATTCATTGACACGAAGAACAAAAAGATATTCGTGTATGATGAAATGTATGCAGCAGGTCTTTCCAATGAGCGAATATATCAGAATATCACTGACATGGGCTATGCAAAGGAAAGAATCACAGCGGATTCAGCAGAACCAAAGTCTATTGATCAGTTAAAGGGTTATGGTCTTAGGGTCAAAGGTGCTGAAAAAGGTAAGGACAGTATCAACAGCGGTATTCAGTTTATTCAGGACTTTGAAATCATCATACATCCAAGGTGCGTGAACTTCCTGACAGAGATTAGCAACTACACTTGGGACAAGGACAAGTTCGGTAATAAATTGAACCGCCCTATTGATGACTTCAATCATTTGATGGATGCAATGCGATATGCATTAGAAAAATATATCAAGAAAGGTAACGGCTGGCTATTCTAGCCAATTTGGTGTGCAAAATGGAAATCTTAGGTACAAAGTATGAGTTGATTAAAAATGATCATGGTCTGATAGAAACAAATATTGACGGAGAGTGTAAGACTTATGCGAAGGTTATCAGAATCAGACCACTACAGGATATGCTTTACTGTGAAGCAACAGAAGATGAGAGAAAGAAAAGACACAGCGAAGTAATGCGGCATGAAGTAATTCATGCTTTTTTAATGAGAGTGGTCTTAGTGACTATTCGAACAATGAGGAACTGGTTGATTGGCTTGCAATGCAGTTTTCGAAAATGCTCAAGGTATTTCAGGAGCTTGGTTGTACAGAGTAAGTAGCAGAAAGGGGTGATAAATTGCTTACGATCGAAGAGATAAAGATGTTCATTGATGAAGATGCTGCATCAATGAAAAAGCATTTTGCAAGAATAGGTGAACGTTATTTTGACGGTGATCACGACATTAAAAGTTACAGAATGTTCTACTTCAACAATGACGGTCAGCTTGTGGAAGATACAAGCAGGGCAAATGTAAGAATCCCACACCCATTCTTCAAAGAACTTACAGAGCAGGGAACACAATATACTCTGTCAGGTACGGATGGTTTTGTTTTTTCTGATGATCCGGAACTACAGAGTGAACTTGATGCAAGATTCAATAATAACGATGATTTTATTGATGAACTGTCAGAAACACTCACGGACTGTCAGACAAAGGGTTTTGCTTATATGTATGCTATGAAAGACAGCACTGACAAGTTGAAATTTACGTGCGCTGACAGTATCGGTGTTGTGGAAGTAGAAGCACGATTTGCAGAGGACGGAAAAGACCATGTAATTTATTGGTACGTTGACCGGGTTGACAAGGAAGGTCGCAGAATCAAGAAAATCATGGATTGGGATGATGAACAGGTTGTTTACTATGTTCAGACAGATGAATTGGAAATACAGTTTGATGATAAAGCCAAGGTGAACCCAAGACCTCATATACTGTATCAGGTTGATGGTGATGATAATACCTATATTGATTCACTTGGTTTCTTGCCATTCCTCCGGTTGGATAATAACAAGAAACAGATCAGCAATCTGAAAGCTGTAAAAGACCTGATTGACGATTATGACCTTATGGCATCCAGTCTTTCTAATAATCTGATTGACTTTGATCACCCATTATATGCAGTTAAAGGGCTTGAAGGTGATAACCTTGATGAATTGCAGCAGAATCTTAAGACAAAAAAGATTGTTGGTGTCGGTTCAGATGGTGGTATTGAAGTACATACAGTAGATGTACCGTATGAAGCCCGGAAGGTTAAGTTGGAACTGGATGAAAAGAACATATACCGTTTTGGTATGGGGCTGAACTTGTCAGGTCTGAAAGATACATCAGCAACAACAAACATTGCAATCAAGGCAGCCTATTCACTGCTTGATCTTAGATGTAAACACCTTGAAAGGAATATCAAGCGGTTCTTACGTAGGATCGTGGCGGTGTGCATTGATGAAATCAATCAACAGAACGGTACAGATTATCAGATCACAGATGTTTATTTTGAGTTCACCCACGAAGTAATGAGTAATGAACAGGAAAATGAACAGAATGAACTTACAGAAGCACAGAAACAACAGGTACAAATCAACACCCTGTTATCACTGGCACAGATTTTTGGTGATGATCTGACGATTCAGTATATTTGTGATGTTCTTGATATTGATTATGAAGATGTGAAGGACAAGTTGCCGGATAATGAAGCTGATAAGGTGCAGCAGGTGCAAGATGATCTTGATTCTATTATACCGGATGATGAAGGTGGTGGAATAGGTGAACAAGGCACAGAAGGAAGTACAACAGGCACAGCTTAATGATGAAAAGAAAGTAATCAAGCTGTTAGAAAGAGTATATGAACAGGCGAAAAAGGATTGTGAACAGAAAATCAGGGAACTGTCTGCAAGGACAGACCTTGAAAATCTGCAAAGCATCATATACCAAAAAGAATATCAGCAGATTATGGTTGATCAGATAGAATCAATCCTGTATGACTTGCACGAAGGGCAGTTTACAACAATAGCTGATTATCTACAGCAGTCATATATCAATGGTTATGTGGGGATGTATTACGACCTGCATCTTAGCGGTATACCGCTTGTAATACCAATTCAGCAAGATCAGGTTGTCAAAGCATTGAAAACCAACAGTAAACTGTCAAGCGGTCTGTATAAGCGTTTAGGTGAAGATGTTGATTATCTGAAGCGGTCAATTCGTGCCGAACTTTCAAGGGGAATTGCAAGCGGTTCAACTTGGAATGAAATGGCATTAAGGATTGCCAAGGGTATGAACAGCCCTTTTCGTAAAGCATATAACAATGCGATACGGATTGCCCGGACAGAAGGGCATAGAATACAGAATGAAGCAGCCCTTGACGGTCAGCATGGGGCAAAGAAAAAGGGTGCTGATATAGTCAAACAGTGGGATTCCACACTTGACGGACGGACAAGGGACGAACACAGGGAGTGTGACGGACAAATCAGGGAAATTGATGAACCGTTCGATGTTGGCGGTGAGAAAATGCAAGCACCAGGTGTTGGCGGTTCTGCAAGGAACGTCTGCAACTGTCGGTGTTGTTTACTGCAACGTGCAAAATGGGCATTGGACGAGAAGGAACTTGAGACTTTAAAAGAGCGTGCAGAATTCTTTGGATTGGATAAGACAGATGATTTTGAAGAATTCAAGAAAAAGTACTTGGAATCGGTTGAAAAAGGCAGGTATTCTGATATAATTGAATCAGACTTAGGGAAGTTTAAGAAAAAGCTGAGAAATGATTCTGAAATGACAAGCGAATATTATGCGTGCCTAAAAGATAAGTTTTCACATGGAACAGAGAATGCAAAGCGGTTATTTATCAAGTTTGTTGGGGATAATAGTGTTGAGGATGCATTTTATGAAAATACGGCTCATTATAATATTAGAACTAAGAAAATATCTATGCATTATGGTGCCGATTTAAACAATCCTCGTGGAGCTGGAATCACATGGTTCCATGAACATGGCCATTTAATTGATGATTTGTCTGGGAATATGTCAAATGACAAGTACTTTTTACAGCTGTTGGAAAACGATTCATTATCTTATCGTATAGCGTATGGCAAAGCACATCATCTGAAGACTTTTGATAAGGTTGATAAAGCTATTGGCGGGGAACTGAAAGATATGCGGAAACATTCAGCAATATCAGATATTTTTGATGGTGTAACCCAGGGAAATATTATCGGTTGTGCGTCGCATTCGAAAGAATATTGGGAAAATAGAGACAATGTTACATCAGAGGCTTTTGCTCATATGTTTGAGGCGCAATTTGATAAGGAACGATACGAACAAATGGAAAAATACTTTCCAAACGCATTGAAATATTTTGAAAAGAAGATAAAGGAGGCATTGTAAATGAATGTTTTATGCTCGAAATTTGAAAAGGCGCATAAAGATTTTGTACTTCATTTTGGATATTGTCCTAAAATTCCAAATGAGATAGATTTTGATCAATCGGTATATGCAGATGATTTATTAAAAAGCGTTGCCGACAACTATGATTATACAGTTAAGAAATATGGTACGCAGGTACCAAAAAAGTATCCCAAACCAGAAATAATAATTGATTAATACCATCGGTCAAAAATGATTGGTGGTATTTTTATACCCATTTTTAAGAAAGGCGGTGATCCAGAATCTTCCAACTATGGGTTAAATAGTATTTTTAAGACATCCGCAAGGGTGTTTTTCTTTTGTCCGAAAAAGGCTTATGACGTTTAAACTGCTGCTGAAATGACCCCTGCAACATGGGATATAAACTGTTGACCGTTCCCGGTGACACCGGATATAAAAACATGACGGAGAAAGGAAGAAGAACATGGAATTTTTAAAAGCATTTTTTGGTGATAAGGCTATCACCTATGATGAACTGGTACAGGCAATCAATGCCTATAACGGTGATGAAAAGAACAAAGAGAAGCTGATCAAGATGGTCAACCTTACTGATGGTGGTTATGTGTCTAAGGACAAATACACCAATCTTGAAACTGACCTTTCCGGTAAGACTACAGAACTGACCAAGGCAAACAACCTGATTGAAGAACTGAAAAAGTCAGCCGGGAAAGACGAAGAAACACAGCAGAAAATCACTGCATATGAAACAGAGATTGCAGACCTTAAGAAAGAGAATGCAGAACTGAAAACAGAAAATGCATTGAAATTTGCGTTGGTTGCAGCAGGTGCGGTTGATGTTGATTATCTTGTATTCAAGGCAAAGGAAAAAGGTGAAATCAAACTTGGTGATGATGGAAAAATCAAGGGTGAAGATGATCTGATTTCAGGTCTTAAAACACAGCATCCTACCATGTTTGAAGCATCCAATGGTAATCAGCAGCAGAGTGGTAACAGAAAGATTCTTGAAAACAACCTGCCGGGTGGGGATAAAGACAAGACAGTTACCAAAGAACAGTTCCTTAAGATGGGTTACAACGAAAGAATGAAACTCAAAGAGGAAAACCCGGAGTTATTCAAACAGTTAAATGTACACTAAGAAAGGTTAAAATGGTGAATTAAATGGCAAGAACAGGAAATTTTGGCGGTTTTGCTTTTGATGAAGAAGTATTTACCGGGATGATGCAGGAAGCCGACTACTGGACTACACCAATCATTGCTTCCGGTATCGTGCAGCAGGACAGTTCTATTATGGACTTGATCGGTGAGCATGGAAACGTGGCAACAATTCCAATCTATAAACCGATTGACGCAAATGAAAGCGGTATGGAAGCACTGAACAACGATGGTGAAACAAACAACACACCTGTTGAAATTAGCGGTGACAAACAGACTTGTATGCTTATTCAGAGAATGAAAGCATTCAAGGCTAAAGACTTCACAAAGGAATTAACTGGTGCTGACCCTATGACACTGATCAGAAATAAAATCGCAGGTTATTATGGTCAGGTTTGGGAAAAAGAACTGATGAACATTGCACAGGCAGTATTGGCAGTTGCAGCACTTAGTGATCATGTACTTGATCTTACTAAAAATACTAAGACAAACATTGAAGCAGGTACAATTTACGACGCTGAACAGGCAGCACTCGGCGATATGGCAGGTGGTCTCGGTCTGATGGTTATGCATTCCATGATCTTCAAAGAGTACAAGAAGATGGAAATGGTTGATTATGACAAGTATGTTGTCAATGGTGTGATTCAGAAAGAAATTACATTGCCAACTATCGCAGGTAAACACGTACTTGTCACTGACAGATTTACAGCTACAGGAACAGGTACAGATGCAGTTTACAGCACATACCTGTTTGGTGAGGGTGCATTTTTATCTTGTGATAAGAACAACTATGAAAATCAGTATACAACCAATTATGACCCGGAAGCATCCGCAGGTATTGACAAGTTCTATACAAAGCAGGGTAAGGTGCTGCATCCGAATGGTCTTTCTTTAGCAGTTGATCAGATTGCAAAAGAATCACCGACTTATGAAGAGCTTGGTAAGTCTGCAAACTACAGCCTTAAGTTCAATACAAAGAATGTTAAGATGGGGCTTATCAAGTCCAAGGTTGGTACAGCAGTTGTCTAAGAAAGGGTGATCTGATGATATTAGCAGTCGATGAATTGATGAAATTACCTGAATTTGCAACGCAAAATGAAAAGGTGATTGAAGAAAAACTGAACGCTGCTGAACTTATGATCAGAGCATACACTAATAACAATTTTCAGAATCGGTTTGTTCGTTTTACCGCTGATAGTTTGGGTAACAGACTGCTTGGAACATCAGACTTTTTGAAAGTGGGTGATACAGTTCAGATTTCGCAGTCAATGGTGAATGATGGACTGTATAAGGTCACTGAACTGGGTGATAATTTCATCAGAGTTGATCAGGAATTGTACAAAAGTACAAACCTGGTCACTAAGGTGGAATATCCTGCTGATGTTCGGGCAGGTGTGCTTGAACTGCTTAAGTGGGATATTAAGAATAGACCGAAAACCGGGGTCAAGTCTGAAACGCTGTCAAGATACAGTGTAACTTACTTTGATCAGGACGCTAACAATCAAGTTATGGGCTATCCTGTTGCCTTACTTGGATTCTTAAAGCCTTATATAAAGGCTAGATTCTGATTATATGAGTGTTGGCGGTAACATTCAAGGATTGTTACAGGTAAAAAAGAACGGTGCTAAAAATGCCATAGGTGAGCGTAAAAACACATGGGTTGATTGTACGTCAATCTTAGGGTGGTTGGACTTATCAACAGGTGATTCAAAGCATACAACTTTTTATGCCAAGGTTCAGGAAAGTACACACATTTTCTTGTGTGACTTTACCAATCTGAAAAATCTGTCAACTGATATGGTTTGGAATCCATTCAGTTTTCTGACAGGTGTGATCAGTAAGACGGATGAACAGGAAACCGTTGATGTGACAAGTGACAATGCAAGAATGATGGTGAATGGTAAAGTGTATGAAATCCTTCTGATTGATGACCCTATGAATATGCATGATCATTTAGAAATCTATTTAAGATTTATAGGGGGTCAGTAGTATGTCAGTTGAATTTACAGATAACACAGCAAAAATTAAAGCTGCATTATCGGAAGGGGTTATTGGATTCCTTCACGAAGCAGGTGGTGAAATACAGGCACAGACCCAAAGAAATAGCCGGGTTGATACTGGACAAACAAAGGGGTCTTACAAATACATGGTTGATGAAGGAAAAGATGAATCAACCGTTGCTGTAGGTTCAAATCTTGAAAATGCGATTTGGGAAGAATTTGGTACTGGTGAATATGCACTGCATGGTGACGGAAGAAAAGGCGGTTGGGTTTACAAGAGTAAGAAAGACGGTAAATTTTACCATACTTACGGAAAAACACCACGACAACCACTCACGAAAGCATTTCAGAGTGTAGCCCCAAAGATAAAGAAACAGCTTGTAAATGTCATTAAACAGAATTTAGGGGGTTAATTATGGTTGATATGCTTGGTTTTATTTCTGATCAGCTTGATCAACTTGGTATTCCCTATGAATTTGGTGAATGGACAGGTGAAATTAGCTATCCTTACTTTGTCGGTTCGTTCAATGAAACTGAACACAGATTAGAGGACGGATATACAGGCGGTGTGTTTACACTTGACGGTTGGTCAAGGGGGTCAAAATTACCGCTTGCAGAAATAAATGACAAATTAAAAAAAGTATTTGAAGATTTAAGGGCAGTTCAGGAAGGAACTGCTTTTTTTATTACCTATTGGAACGGTTTAATGATTCCAACAGGTGAAGAAGACCTTTTTAGAATTACGATAACACTTAACACAAATGAGTGGAAAGGAGCATAAAAGAATGGGCTTAAAAAAGCATGGTATTACATCTGAAACTATCAAGAATATGATCTTGGGTGCAGGTGTCATTTACAAAAATCTTAAGTATGAGGAAACAAGCAATGGTTGGACTGGTACACCACTTGGTGCAACTTCCGGTGGTCTTAAGTTCAATTATGAAGCACAGTGGTTAGATGTTGAGGTAGACGGTGCAACCGTACTGATAAAAGGTGTCAGCAAGCAGAAAGTCGGTGAATCTGCCACACTTGAAGGTCAGATGACAGAACTTACCGAAGATATTCTTGTAAGTGCATTACACCTTGTAAAATCTGTTTCCGAAGATACAACTTATGTCAAGTATGTATCTAAGGAAAATATCACAGAATCAGATTATCTTGAAAATGTTGCCTATGTTGGAACACTTTCAAGCGGTAAAAATGTAATTATCATTTTACCGAATGCACTTTGTACAGAAGCGTTTGAGTTAGAAACAAAGAACGCTGAACAGACAACATTTGCTGTCAAGTTTGAGTGTACAGCAGACCTTGAAAATGACAGCTTAAACAAGTTGGATATTGCCATCTATTATCCAACTTCTGTTGTGTAGGGGGTGTGAATTATGCGAGTTGTAGTAGTAAGAGAATATACAGACAAGTATACAGGAGAAGGTCATGTAATCGGTGAAAAACTGGATATGACAGAAGAAAGATTTGCAGAAATTCAAGACAAAGGAATGTTTGTGGTTGATATTTCTGATGAAGTAGTGCAGCAGGAAACACCTGCTGTATCTGCTGAACAGGTGGAAGATCAGGGACAGGAAACAGAGAATGAACAGACTGAACCTGTTGAACAGCAGGAAACACCTGAACCACCAAAACAGGATAAACCTGCAAAAGGTGGCAGAAGAAACAGAGCGAAAAAAGAAAGTGAGGATAAATAATCATGGCAGATTTCAGATTTAAGGATTTAACAGTTGATAACGCATTTGACTTTTGTGAGGTTCTTGCAGTTATCGGAGTAGAACAGGTTATTGGTGCATTTGACAAAGACGAGATTCAGCAGTTGCAGGAATCAGGTACAGACATGAAAGAAGTTGGTATTGTCATTGCTATGAAAGTATGTGGCATTCTGATCAAGAACATTTCCAAAGCAAGAAATGAAATCTGTAAGTTTTTTGCTAACTGTATGGAGTGGGACAACGGTACAGCGGTTACTGCTGATGATGTGAAGAAATTCAAGCTGAAACAGTTTGTTGTCATGGTAAAAGATTTTGCTAAGAAAGATGATCTTATGGATTTTTTCGAGGGTGTTGCCGAATTAGTGGGTACGGAACAGAACGATTTGATGAATGCTGCAACCGTAGATATGGTAACCCCTACAGCTATTTAGATAAAGCAATCAGCCGTGGAAAATTAGACGCTACTGTTAGAACAGTGCTGAAACAGGACAATGAAGATAAACAGTGGGACTTATACTGTGCAATCACAGCAAACCCACTTGCTGATGATGTTGGAAATTTTGAAGAATTTAAACAGCGGTTTATGAGTACAGCACCGAAAGGAGAAAAGACTGAACAAACTGAACCGACAATGAACAATGCACAGATTAAGTTACAGGTGGAAAAAGCAAATAAAATTCTAAATGGATTCGTGCCACCATTGAAAGGGGGTGGCTAATCGTTGGATATTTTTTCGTTGGTCGGAAAAATAACGATCAATTATGCTGATGCAGTAAACAACATTGAAAAGGTTTCAAAGTCTGCAAAGGACACAGCTGAAACACTGGAAGATGTTGATAAAAAGGCAGATGGTGCAGGTGATTCAGTAGAAGATGCCGGACAAGCTGCCAAGAATGCGGATAGTGGATTTACAACATGGAAAGCCACTCTTGCGAATTTAGCATCTACAGCAATCACAAAAGTAATTTCAGGATGTACACAGTTAGCTGAAAAAATGGCAGATGTGACAAAATCAGCGGTTGGTCACTATGCTGAATATGAACAGTTGGTTGGTGGTGTTGAAACACTATTCAAAGACAGTTCCGGTAAACTGATTGGTTATGCTGAAAAGGCATATAAGACAGCCGGGATGAGTTCAAATCAGTACATGAATACAGCAACGTCATTTGCTGCTTCATTGATTCAGGGTCTTGGTGGTGATACTGCAAAAGCGGTTGAACTGACTAACCTTGCTATCACTGATATGTCAGATAATGCTAACAAGATGGGTACTGACATAGGTTCTATACAGGACGCATATCAGGGTTTTGCAAAGCAAAACTACACAATGTTGGATAACCTGAAACTTGGTTATGGTGGTACACAGTCTGAAATGATCAGGTTGATCAATGATTCAGGTGTGCTTGGTGAAAAGATTGATAGTTTGGATAACGTAACGTTTGATCAAATGATTGAAGCTATTCACAAAGTTCAGGATAACTTAGGTATAACCGGAACAACAGCACTTGAAGCAGGTACTACAATATCAGGTTCATGGAGTTCAGTACAGGCATTGTTTGAAAATATCCTTACAAAAGTAGGTTCAAAACTTGCACCTACAGTCATGGGATTTTTACAGCAGTTGTCAGACTGGATGGAAACAATAGACTGGGATGCGTTTGCAACGTCTGTCGGTGATGCTCTACAAAGAGTACTTGACTGGATTCAAAAAATTGATTTTACAACATTCTTTGAAAAAGGAATGGACGGTGTTGAAAACTTCCTTGAAAAACTAGGTGGTCTTATTGAAGATGTGCCTAAGATTATTCAAACGTTCAAGGATTGGTCACCGCTTATAGCCGGAGTTGCTGCCGGGTTCGTAACCTTAAAGGTTGCAATGGCAATATCATCATTGATTAGTGCCATAACAACAGCATGGACAGCATACAAAACAGCAAACGAAGGTGCTACTATTGCACAGCGGCTTTTTAATGCTGCATTAAATGCTAACTCTATAGTTCTTATTGTCACACTCATAGCAGGGTTTGTGGTTGCCTTGATCACATTGTGGAACACCAATGATGGATTCAGAGAAGCAGTCACAAATGCTTGGGAAAAAATAAAGGAAGTCTTTGGTACGGTTATTGACGCTATCAAAGGCTTTTTTAGTGGATTGGTGGAGAAAGTACAGACTGCATGGGAATCTGTAAAAGAAGCAGTAAGCACCGCCATTGAAGCAATCAAAGGATTCTTCACAGGTTTAGTTGATTCAATCAAACAGGCTTGGGAGAACATCAAAACGGCAATATCTGAAAAGATAGATGCCATAAAAGAAACAGTAACCAATGTGTTTACTGCAATAGCTGATGTTGTAAGTGCAGTGTGGGAAACAATTAAGAATGCGGTACAGGTTGCCATTATGTTTATTGGTGAAATCATCAGTGCTGCATTTCAGATCATCACAATGCCTTGGATGTTTATATGGGAAAACTGCAAGGAATATATCATTGCAGCTTGGGAGTTTATCAAGAACGCTGTATCAACAGCCCTTGATGCAATTTCAACCACTATCAGTAATATTTGGAATGCTATTGTTGGATTCCTGACCCCAATTTTGGAAGGTATTAAAAACACCTTTACAACGATTTGGGAAGCTATAAAAACAGCGGTATCAACCGCAATCAACAACATTCAGACGGTTATTACAACCGTATGGAATGCCATTGTTTCATTCCTTAAGCCAATACTGGAAGGTATCAAGAATACATTCACAACTGTATGGAATGCGATAAAATCAACCATTTCTACAGTGCTGAACGCAATTCAGACTACGATTACAAATATTTGGAATGCAATCAAAACGACTGTAACCAATGTAATCAATTCGATTAAGTCAGTAATCAGCAGTGTGTTCAATGCAATTAAGTCTACTATTTCAAGTATACTGAACAGCATTAAATCAACATTTACAAGTGTTTGGAACAGTATCAAGTCAACGGTATCTAATGTGATCAACGGTGTGAAGTCCACTATTTCAAGTGGTCTGAATTCTGCAAAATCCACAGTATCAAATGTACTTGGTGCAATTAAGGAAAAGTTCAGCAGCATCTTTGAAGGTGCAAAGAACATTGTAAGTAACGCTATAAACAGAATTAAAAGTTTCTTCAATTTTTCGTGGTCATTGCCACATTTGAAATTACCACATATTTCAATCAGTGGTTCTTTCAGCTTGACACCGCCAAGTGTACCGCACTTTGGTATTGAATGGTACAAGAAAGCAATGGACGATGGTATGATCATGAATCAACCGACTATTTTCGGTTACAACGCTAAGTCAAATCAGTTCTTGGCAGGTGGTGAAGCCGGAAGTGAAACGGTTGTCGGAACACAGAGCCTTATGGATATGATCAGGGTAGCGGTTAATGAGGAAAACAGTGGTATTATAGAAAGGTTAGAAATGTTAATTGATTTACTTACAAGATTTTTTCCACAGATTCTTTCAACGATGGATAGAGATGTCGTGCTGGATGATGGAACATTAGTAGGAAAAATGACACAGAAGATGGATGTTGAACTTGGTAAAATTTTAACTCTTAAAGGAAGGTGGAATTAATGTGAATGGTGTCAGATTTGGTGGAAAACATTCTTATTATGATTGGGGATTAATCTTAAAATCAAGACCAGTTATTAGCCACCCTACACCAAAGACATTTTATATTGATATACCTGCGTCTGACGGTGGAATAGATTTAACTGAATCAATGACAGGGGATGTCAAATTTGAAAATAGAATGATTATTTGTGAATTCAACGTTATTGATGCAAGAGAAAGATGGTCAAATATTTATTCTGAAATTCTTGATTTTTTACATGGTCAAAAAATGAACGTAATTTTTGATGAAGATCCAACCTATCAATACATCGGAAGATTTGTTGTGGATGAGTGGAAATCAAATAAAGTTACATCAACCATTACGATTAATGGTAATGTAGAACCGTATAAACTTGAACTTTTTAGCAGCTTGGATGACTGGGAATGGGACTCTTTCAACTTTGATAAAGGAATCATACGTGAATATAAAAATATAAAAATAAAAGATGAATTTAAGATAGATATAGAAGGAACGAGAAAATCAGTCGTTCCTTCATTTGTTGTCAATTCGACAAATGGGAAAGGTCTGAAAGTAAAATTTGAAAATACCACTTATGACCTTGTGGATGGAACGAACAGGATCTTAAGTATCATCTTGAAAAACGGAATAAATAGTTTATATTTCACAGGGAACGGAAATGTCTCAATTGATTATATAGGGGGTAGGCTTTAAATGTATACAATTTATGTTGATGATGAAGTTCTATATTCCCCACTATTAGCGAATGAAGGTTATCAGATCATAAATGGAAAGGTCACAACAGAACTGAACAAAGCAGGTTCTTTTAAATTTACAACTCCACCAAACAATGTGATGTATGACAAGATTCAGAAATTGAAATCTATAGTTAAGGTTGTCAGTAGTGATGAATATTTATACAGTCTTAAAAACAAAGATAAGACTGAAAAATCAACGCAAACATCCATTCCGACTACTGTATTATATCAGTCAGCATTGATTGATGAAGAAGGAAAAATTACATTGATAAATCCGTTGAATCTTGATGGTTCATCTTCCGCAGATATTGTAAATAATTATAAAAATTATCCGTATTTCTATGGTGATTTGAATGATGGAACACAAGATTCAACAGTGAATAAATTCACAACTGTATCAAGTACAATATCAACAGGTACGATAAAATTCTTTTTTTATAGTTACACCTATTATTCACAGGAAGCAATAAAGGAAAGTAAGTCGAAAGATGTATTTATTGGAAGGATTCTTCATGATGAAAAGGATTTTTACAAAATAAAATCTGTGTATTGTGAAGGTCAGCTTGCGTTTCTTTTAGATTCTATCCAAAGACCGTACGCATTTCAAGGAGATATTCCTGAACTGTTCACACAGTTCTTGAATAATCACAACAGTCAGGTTGATGACTGGAAGCAGTTCCAAGTCGGTTCTATTACAGTCAGGGATGCGAATAATTACATCAACAGAGAATCTTCACAATATCCGAACACTTTTGATGAATTGATGAAAAAGCTTGTTGACATACACGGTGGTTATCTGATTCCAAGGATTCAGAATGGAATAAGATATCTTGATTATTTAAAAGAATCAGGAAAAACAAATTCACAGGTCATTGAATTCGGTGTGAATCTTTTGGATATTACGGAATACATCACAGCAGAAGATGTGTTTACGGTTTTAATTCCATTAGGTGCAGAACAGGAAGATGAAGAAGGAAATATAACAGGAAGATTGACCATTGAATCTGTTAATGATGGAAAAGATTATATTGAAAATGAACTTGGTATTTCATTGTTTGGAAGGATCACAAAAGTTCATGAATGGGATGATGTAACAATTGCTGATAATCTTATGACCAAGGGGACTGCATTCTTGGAATCAGGAATTGAAATGTCTATAAATCTTACATTAAATGCAATTGACTTACATCTTGTTGATGTAAATACAGAATCTATCTCTATAGGAGACTATGTAAGAGTTATCTCTCAACCTCATGGGATAGATACCTTGTTTCAATGTACAAAAATTGAATTAGATATCATAGAACCAGATAAATCGTTATATACATTCGGTTTGTTATTTACAACACTTACAGATAAGTTGAATAAAAATATTTAGGGAGGAACAACTATAAAATGGCAGAAATTACGGATTATTTAAAAAAAATATTAAGTTCTGTATACGGAAAAGACGTTCGGCAGTCCATTCATGATGCTATCAGGCAATGTTATATGGACGGAAAAGCAGGTGCAATCGACCTTACAGCAAGAGAAAGAATTGACACGATAATTGCAAACAACAATTCCACGTCTGGAAACAGTGAATTGATGGATATTCGTGTTGGTAGTGACGGCAAGACTTACCCAACGGCAGGGACGGCTGTTCGTGAACAGATTAAAAAAATTACAGATGACATTGCATTAACACCTGACAACATTATGAATGTTCATGTGTGGGAAAAATTTAGTCCCAACATGACAGTCGATCTTGCAGAGTCTGATATTTTGGTAGTTACAAGTTGGCTAGCAATGCCGGGAATCAGTGGAAGTGTAACCATAAAATATGGTAGTTCAGTTGGAATGAGTAACGGTAGTGTGACAGTGGCTGAACCGTATTCAACGGTAAAATATAACTCAAGAAATGATGTAACAACAAAACTTGATGTCATTAATGGAGAATATGCCGTAATTGGTGATTCGTGCTATAAGATAGGTGCTGACGCAAGTTTTTCAATTGTTACTGAAAAAGCAGGAACGTTTGATCACTACAAATTAAAGTGCAGTAATGCGCAGAAAGTTGAATCTATCAAATATAGTGCAAGTTATGGTCATGTTACATCAAGTAATAAAAGCACATATCCTACTATCGGTCTGTCAGGTGATTACAGATACGAATATAAGGGAACTATCGGACAGGCACTATCTAAAATTGAAGCAATAAGCAATAATTAGGAGGAATGAATATGAAAAAAAGAAGAAAATTAGCAGCTATCATCTGCACACTTACACTGGCTCTTTCCAGTGCTGTACCGGTGTTGGCATGTACGCCACCACTTAAACCACCGTCTGTCGAAATCCCAGATATTACTTTTCAGCCAGATGATGCTCTGAAAGAAGCTATTAACAATTTTGCGAAAAACTGGATTGAGAAATGCATCCTCGATACTCCGGCAGTGGATTATGCATCATATTACAAAAGTACATCAAGGTATTTTAACTACAGTTACGTGGCAGTCAAGTGGACGGAAGTTGAAAATGCAACGTCTTACAAAGTGCGTATTACAAAGGCTGATGGAACGTGGAAAGAATACGATACGACCTATACAGCGTTTTACAGCACTAATTACACTGATGATTTCATCGTAGATGGTATGGACGGAGCCACAGTAAGAGTCAAAGCTTATGGTGATAACGATACATTTGGCTGGTGGTCAGATGATACTAATATTGCGAGATTTGGATATTAGGAGGGGATAGGCATGATAAGAGGCACAACACCTGTATTAGAGTTTACACTGCCGTTTGACACATCACTGATTGCGGAGATGTACATTACGATAACGCAGAATGGCGTCGCAACGCTTGAAAAAAGCTTGTCAGATTGCAACTGCTCCGGTACGTCCGTATCACTGACTCTGACACAAGAGGACACGCTAGGATTACGGCAGCAGCCACGATCACAGGGTGAGATGCAGATAAGAGTGCGGACTACAGCCGGAGAGGCTCTTGCATCCGACATCATGAGCGTACACGTTGGCAGAATCCTGAAAGAGGGAGTGATTTAATGCGATTTGATGTAACGTTTCGCGAGCTTGACAAAAAACTGGACGTGGATTTTCGCACTAGAAATGAGCAGATCAAGGTTGACTTTGAGCATTTACAGGTTGTTTCCGACCATGCCGGAGTGGAGTACTACAAGGGTGATTACACGGTCACTCCAAAGGTTGAAAAGCAAGAGCTTGCGACACGCCAAAAGTTTCTGACAGAAAATGTAAAAATCAAAGAAATTCCATTCTTCGAGGTAAGCAATACCGAAGGTGGACAGACTGTATTTATTGGAAAGGAATTGTAAAATATGAGTATTAATAAAGTAGTATATGGTGGAAAGACATTGATTGACTTAACAGGCGATACTGTGACTGCGGATAAAGTGCTTGAAGGATTTACCACACATGATAAAAGTGGTGCATCTATTACAGGAACTTGCACGTTTGATGTTAATTCAGGTGATGCAACAGTTTCTGTTGCTGAAATGTTGACAGGTAAAACAGCCTATGCAAGGGGAACAAAACTGACTGGAACGATGCCAAACAATGGTGCTGTGACAGGCAAAATCAGTACAAAAGATGGTGCGTATACAATCCCACAGGGATATCATGATGGTTCTGGAAAAGTTTCTATTGATGCGACGGAGCAAGCAAAGATTATTGCACAGAACATTCGTGAAGGTGTAACAATTCTTGGTGTTGAAGGTAGTATGTCGGGAAGTGAAGGTGTAAAAGCACAGGCTAAGACAGTCACTCCGTCAAGCGTACAGCAGACCATTCTGCCGGATGCCGGATATACGCATCTGTCACAGGTTACAGTGGCAAAGATTCCTTACGTGGAGTCAGAAAACTCTGCCGGTGGAACTACAGTAACGATTGGATAGGGGTGTGATATATGGCAGTAAATAAAGTGATATATGGAACAACTGTGTTGGTTGATCTAACAGAAGATACAGTAACATCAGAAAATCTATTAGTCGGTGCTACGGCTCATGATAGTAGCGGACAGCAAATTATTGGTACGCTTGAGGATGTCGGTGATGGTAAATATATCTGGAAAAAGCATATTGGAAAGGTATGGGATATCACAGCAACGAATCTTGGAACAACAAAACCATCTGATTATTCGGCTTTTGCGTACGGTGACTACATTGCAACAGATGAAGGATATTTTGTTTTAAAAGGCAAAAGCGACCTACTCGGTGATGGATATTCTTACATAAAAGAGAAAGGTGCAGAAACGCATCCTAAATCTGTGTATCGATTAGTCAATGTGTATGTGTATCCATCTGGA